AAAAAGACTCGTCAAGGGGATGGATCACATTCAAAACCGTCCCATGGACGAAAGAAGTATCGTGGCCAGGGAAAACGTTAATCCTCTTTCCAATGTTCAAACTTCTCATTGCGAGTGGTGTCGCCGTTTCAGCAGCTGTGCTGGCATCTCCTGCGGCCAAAGCCGACGGTTTCTATCTGAATCCTGAGTGGAACGGCGCCTGGTCTGGTTCTGACTTTGGCGGTGCTGTTCTTGACGGCCACGTCGGTTATGAGGCTGGGGCGTTCTACATCCAAGGCGGTCCTTCTTGGCTGCAACCTGATGCAGGCGACACCGAGGTTGGTTTCTCCGCCAAGACCGGTGTTTCTGCTCCTGTTGCAGAACCTTTGGATGTGTACGGCGAAGTGTCCTACGCCAAGTACAAGGATGCTGATGCTGGTTATGGCCTGAAGGCTGGTTTGAAGTACAAGTTCTGAGCTATAACTCAGTCGACTCTTCACACAGGTCAGCAGGAGGCTCCCTTTTTGGGGGCCTTTTGTTTATCTATTTACCATGAGCACCAAACTCAACGGCAACAGGTTCTCCCCAATGGGCAGCCGCGTTCCAACAGAGCTTTTGCCAACTGCTATCCGTTATGAACATGCACGGGCAGTGCTGTTTGATCAATTTGGTCAACACAGCAAAGCCAGAGAGTGCGAGAAATTGAAGCGCTATTACGAGCGCCGTAGCATGGATGAGTGTGTTTAAGACTCATGCAAAAGGTCTACAACGTGCTTGGCGTGCTGGGCTTTGTAATGTCTGGAACGCTGGTTGGGCTGAGCATTGCTGCTTTTGCTCAAATTCCAGGGATGATCGATGACATGGCCGCCGACATGATGGATGACATCACCGGCAAGGTGACTGACATGGTGCCAGGTCAAATTGACGAGGCCATGCCAGAGTTGCCGACCAGCACTGGACCGGCTGTGCCGTTCAAAGTTCCATGAGCGATCAGGTCAACTCACCAGCGCACTACACCAAAGGTCGCGTCGAAGCTATCGAGGTGATTGAAGATGTGGTCGCTGGTGCGCCTGATGCTGTAACTGGCTATCTGGTGGGGCAGACCATGAAGTACTTGCTGCGGGCATGGCACAAGGGCAACACCGTGCAAGACCTGCAAAAAGCGGCTTGGTACTTAAACCGTGCTATCGACAGGTTCAACGCTTAGGTCACCATTTTGGTGTTGGCGGTTGGATCGTCGTCATGAGCTTCAGGCCCGAAGCCTTCCGCCTTGATTTTCGCCATGTCAAGTTCTGGCGCGGGTGCCTCCGCTTTCTGCTTAAACGACGCCAACCATTCCCGTAGCGCGTCACCTGTAGGCGTACCTTTCGGCCACTTCACCCATTTCAGGATCGCTTTTGGATCGGTGAATGGTCTGGCCGAGTTGCCGCACAATACGGTGTAAACAACAGGCGGACCTTCGCGTCTGCGGTTACGTTCAATCCACAACTGTCCTGCCGTAAACCGCTCTGACTTCATGCCTCAAATCCGTGAGATAGGTGTGCAAAGGATTGCGGTGCCTGATATTTCAGTAGGTAAGCCAATCCCGCCCCCTGTTTTACCAGCCGCACCACCAGTCACGTCAGCAGCGTTTCCAGTTATTGAAATGCCTGGCTGCGTTCGAGCGCGGGTTGGCAAAGGTGGTGGCGTTGAAACTTTTGAGGACGATCCACGCGGCACAATCACCTTGTGCGACGGAGGTGTCCCGGTCTACGAAGCGCCTGACTACAGGCCTCGTGATTTCACATGGGTAAAACCTCCAACAGTTCCCATGAAAAAGCCGGAGCCAGCAGCTCCGGCAGCGATCCCTTCCCCAAGTTTGCCGGGTGCCGACCCCGACAATTCAAGAGTGCCACCAGAGCCACCATGCCCTGCTTTTGGAGCTAAAGAAATCGGATCGTTTAACAAATTAGGGACAGAGGTTCTTGCGGGCTATGAGCTGCAAGATGGCAAGTGCGTAGCGGTTTGGGATCCCGTGCCTGTCGCACAGGTCGTTAACAATTATGTGCCTGATGTCGGTCCAACTGTTTCAGTTGCGGTGACTGCAGCGTTTGCCACTACTGCTGCCATCTTGAGCAAGCCAATTGCATCCGTGCTGCAGAAGCTGGTCAAGCCGATCACGAAGAAGGTCGTCAAGAAGCTTCTTTTGAAAAAGGAGAAACCGGTATCTTTACGGGAACGGATCCTGGCGCAACGAGATCGGAATCGCGCACTAATGGCTTTACGTCGGGCTGTGGGTAAATAATTTCGTGGGTGTGGTCCTCAACAGGGATTGGCTTGAGTACTACGTCTGCACAAATGGCCTTAAACGGGCTGTTGTCAGAAAACCCATAACCCTCACGCAGGGCCTGCGAGCACGCCTTGAGCCGACCCATCTCGTAATTTAACCGCTTGTCGGCAAGGCTCTGTTCGTAGAGCGCGACCTGTTTCTCGGCTGCCTTCAGGCACATGTTTATGGCCCGACGATCTAACGGCACTGAAATAGTGGCAGTAATGCCAAAGTTGTTGCTGTAATTGCTGCGATAGCCCGTCCTCATTGGCTTCATGAACAAGACCTTCCCAGGATTATCAGGCACTCCGTCTGGTCCGTCCAAGCCTGTTTCTGGATCGGTCAAGCCATAGTTGTCGCTGTTGTCGTAGACCGGCTCTTCATAGTATTCATTGTTAGGCCTACCCCAAGAGTGAACACCAGACACAAACGGGGAAATATTTAACGTGGCTCCATCACACTGAATGCCAGAGCCAAAGCTGAACTTTTGGTATTGACCTGGGGTTATCTGCACGGCCTGGTTGACTACTGAGCCACTGCTGTTTGAGACAGGCGATGCAGTTGCGCTCACCTGTGCAGCAGCAGGTGCTGTGTAAATCAAGCCGAGTAGCAGCGCAGTTGCTGTCGCTCTCATTGGCTGAAAGTGCTGGTGGAGTCGGTCACGCTTTCAATAATGGTCTCCCTGTCAATGATCACTTTTTCAATCAGGCCAGGGCCTTGATAGGTCTCAGCAAATTGAAAGGCAGCGCCTGGAGTTGATTGCACCCAGTTGCTGCGATTGGCTAGGTCCAAACCTGTACCGCTAACGGCAGGGCTCACAGTGCCACTACTTGGCTCGACTCCAGTGCCAGTAACTGTGTACTCCCAGCCAGTGCGGTGCGATTCCGAGACGATTGACTCTTTCACAATCGTCTTGGTCTCTGTGTGAGTTGAAACGACACCTTGGCTGAAGTTAGGCACTACAGGTACAGCTCCAGCTGGCGATGCCAGCAGAAGCAGCAGCGCACTAGCGGCTCTGCAGTTCACTGATCACCTGCCCAATCGCGCTGGTGTTTCCTGCGCCTGGAGAAATCGTGATTGCCCCGTTTGTGGTGATTGTGCCTGCTAAGCCGGTATTGGTGCCTGCTGCAGTGCTAGTCACATCGCCGAAAGCTGGAACCTCGCCGACTGTCGGCGCTGAGGTGGGCACGGTGTCACCTTGGGTGTAGCTGTTGGCAAAACTGAAAGCATTCCCACCAGTCGCCTGCGTTGCATCTGGAATTGTGATGGCATTGACGCCGTTAGTGGCTGCTCCAAGACCACCGATGGCATCGCTAGTAGTGCTGCCTCCTGCAGTAACCGAGGTGTCAACTCCGCTTCCGCTAATTGAGTAGCTATTTCCGACGCGAACAGCGCGGGTTGACGCACCACCTACATCTAGCTGGACGCTGCTGCTCAGTCGATGAGTCAAGTCAGCCTGGGCAGGGGCAGCGAGCAAAGTAATCCCCAATACCAAAAGTGTGCGCTTCATTTGGTGGTTGAAGTGGTGCTTTTAC